CTATCTTTGGTGCTGCGTTCGTTTCTGGAGGTGCTAATTTTGAATACCTAACATCTATTGCTGCCCTTAACTACTTTGAACAAGGTGGTGAGTCTTTGTTAGTAACTAGAGTTGCCTCTGGTTCTTATACAGCAGCAACAGCATCAGTTTCTGGATCTAACGGAATAGAGTCATTTAAACTAGAAACTCTTTCTGTAGGTACAATAATGAATAACGTAAACGGTAATACATTAGGTACTAACGGATCTCTTCCATCTGGTTCTTCTGCCAACGTTCGTTGGGAAGTAACTGGCGTAGACACTGGTTCTGGTGTTTTCAGTCTTGTTATCCGTCGTGGTGATGACTATAATAATAGTAAGACTATTCTAGAAACATGGAATAATCTATCTCTAGATCCTAATCAAAATAATTATATTGCTTACGTAATAGGAGACCAAACTCAAACTATTCGTCAAGATTCAACTGGAGACTACTACTTGCAAACTACAGGTTCTTATCAGAATAATAGCTTGTACGTTCGTGTATCTTCTGTTAATCAGCCAACTCCTGGTTACTTTAACCAAGTTGGTGTTGCTCAAAATATGTATACAGCGTCACTACCAACTCTTGGTTCAGGTTCATTAAATGGAGCTTTTGGCGGTGCCGCAGGAGTTATTTTCGGTTCTTTTGGAAAGGCTCCTCTTAACATGTTTGAGAACATTCCAAATGTTGCTTCTACAGTAGCAACTCCAACAACTAACATTCAAGGTGTTCACCCTGCTGACTATAATGTAGCTATCAACCTTCTTGAGAATACTGATGCGTACGACTTCAATGTTGTTTACGCTCCAGGTTTGACTAGCGTAAACGCTGCAACTCAAGTATCTGATCTTTTACTTTTAGCTCAAGGTCGTGGCGACAATATTGCTGTTGTTGATATGGTTGGATATGGTCAACAAATAAATAGTGTTATTGGTCAAGCTGTATCTTATGACAACTCATACGGTGCAACTTACTGGCCATGGGTACAGATTCGTTCACGCGAAACTGGTAAAGTTAACTTCGTTCCAGCTTCTACATTAGTACCAGCTGTTTACGAATACAATGATAAAGTATCTGCAGAATGGTTTGCTCCAGCAGGTCTTAACAGAGGTTCTCTTTCAACTGTACTTCAGCCAGAAAGAAAGATCGGTGTAAATGATCGTAACGTTCTATATCAAGGAAAGGTTAACCCAATCGCTACCTTCCCAGGTGTTGGAACAGTTATCTATGGTCAGAAGACTCTTCAACAGAAGCCTTCTGCTCTTGATCGTGTAAATGTAAGACGTCTATTGATCGCTCTTAAATCTTATATCGGTCAATTAGGTGAGCAGATCGTGTTCGAGCCAAACACTCAAGTAACTCGTAACAAGTTCTTAAGCCAAGTTAATCCTTATCTTGAGTCTGTACAACAGCGTCAAGGTCTATATGCCTTCCAAGTTGTAATGGACGAATCTAATAACACTCCAGATGTAGTAGATCGTAACCAATTAGTTGGTACAATTTATCTACAGCCAACTAAGACTGCTGAATTCATCCAACTTGACTTCAACATTCTTCCGACTGGTGCAACATTTGGTCAATAATATAAAATAAACCACAGATGAACGATAATACTATATTAAGAATCAAAGTACCAGCTCACTTATACGAGAGTGTAAAAGAGCAGTTGACCCTATCTGAAGCCAAAAAAGGTAAGCATAATCTTGGCGCTGGTATGGAGTTAGTTAAAGAAAAGAAAATGAAGGCTCCAAAAGACGGCATGAAGAAAGTAGAAGAAGTAGAACAAGTTCAAGAAGTTGATCAAGTTGAAGAAGGTGTAATGGACATGCTTCGCGCTGCTTCTGATAAAATCTTTTATAATCCAGCAGTTGTAGATGCACCAAAAGATGTAGTTAAAGCTTGTATCGAAGATGCTAACTCTCAAAAGAAGTCTAATCCTAAAGTTGATAGAGACAATCTTATCGTTAATTGCTTGAAGAGTAAAGGTGCCGCTTTCAAAGCTAGTCAAACTACAGGTATTGCTGAAAAGAAAGACAGAACAATGGATGAGTTGAAGAAGGCTAAAGACATGCTCGAGATGAAAATCAAGAAAATGGAAGAGAGCCTCAACGAGAAGAAGCACAAAGAAGAGGAGAAAGAAGAAAAACAATAATTTAGTTATTGAATATTTATAGTAAGAAACTAAATCGCATATACAATGCCAGTATTGGATCCAAATGAAATAATGTTCACAGCGTTTGAACCTACAGTATCAAACCGCTTTATCATGTACATCGATGGTATTCCATCTTACATGATCAAGAAGGCAGACGCTCCTGGTGTTACTCTAAATGAGATCAAGTTAGATCACATCAATGTTTACCGTAAGATCAAAGGTAAAGCAGAATGGCGTGATATGACTTTGTCTCTTTATAACCCAATCTCTCCATCTGGCCAACAAGCTGTGATTGAGTGGGTACGTCTACACCACGAATCTGTAACAGGCCGTGATGGTTACTCTGACTTTTACAAGAAAGATCTTAACCTATCTATCCTAGGACCAGTAGGTGACATTGTAAGTGAGTGGATCATCAAAGGTGCTTTCATTAAAGAAGCTACTTTTGGTAACTACGACTGGTCAACATCAGATCCAACTGAATTGACTATGTCTATCGGAATGGACTATTGCGTGTTAAATTACTAATACGCTACTTATACCTCCAAAAAGAAAGGCCCCTTACTAGGGGCTTTTTTTATTTTGGTAAATTTAGTATTCATATATTTATATATAAAAGACAATAGTTTATGAGTGAACAAAAGTTTACGGTACCTACAGAAATGATCGACCTTCCAAGTAAAGGTCTTATCTACCCAAAAGAGAATCCACTATCTTCAGGCCAAGTTGAAATGAAGTATATGACGGCAAAAGAGGAAGACATCCTTACAAATGTCAACCTGCTTCGCCAGGGCCTCGCCATCGAGAAGATGCTAAAGAGCCTAATCAAATCACCTATCAACTACGAAGACCTAACCTTGGGTGACAGGAATGGCTTACTAATAGCCGCTAGAATTCTAGCCTACGGTAAAGACTACACTTTTAAGTATACTAACCCTAGTACTGATGAAGAAGAGAAAGTAGAAGTTGATTTACAGACTCTAAAGTATAGAGAGTTAGATTGGTCTAAGTTTGGTAACAAGAACGAGTTCGGTTTCACTCTACCCTATTCTAAGAACGAAGTAACGTTCAAGATCTTGACAGTAGCTGATGACAAGAAGATTGATGAAGAGATCAAAGGTATGAAGAAAGTTGTAGGCCAAGATGCTGGTATCTTGTCTACCAGACTTAAGTATCAGATCACATCTGTTAACAATGATTATTCTGTTAAGTCAATTCGTGATTTTATTGATCAAGGATACCTTTTATCTAGAGATTCTATTGCACTCAGAAAGTATATTGCTGATATAACCCCAGATATCGATACAACAGTATCATTTACTTTGAAAGACTCTACCGAAATACAAACAACCCTACCGATGGGTGCAGAGTTCTTTTTTCCCGGGAGCGGACTATAGGTCCGCATTCATGACAGAATGCTTTGAACTCACCTACCATGGTGGAGGAGGTTTTAGTTGGACCGAGGTATGGAATATGCCTGTGACTACTAGGCGTTTTAACCTTAAGAAGATTAACCAATACCTTGAAAAGGTAGAAGAGCTCCGTAATGAAGGCCAGCAGAAAGTTACTGAGAAGACAGACATGTCTAAAATCAAACTGCCAGACTTTGTCAAAAAGCCTGAAGAGCCTACCTTTGTATCTAAGGTAAAAACCAAAAGGTAAATATTTATTCGTAAGCAGTATAATGTAAATGCCACCACCTATTCCACCAACAGGACCTCAGAATACACCGCAAGGACAAGATCCTCAAGCGTTGAGGCAGACTTTAAGGCAGCTATTAGATGATCAAGGAGATTATAATAATCTCTTGAAAAATGCTATAGCTGATCTTAAGAGAATGGATACTGCATACTCTAAAATTGAGGCTAGACTTAACTCTCTAAATAAAGATAGTGTTAATGTAAAACAGGTTAACCAAGAGTTACTTAGATTAAGACAGAAAGAATTTTTAGAAGGAAAGAAACTTTCTGATTTAGAAAGAGAAGTTTCACAAACTGCTAAAGATAGTTTAGATAGAGCTAGAAGAACAGCAGAAGCACAGAAAACAAGATTGGCCGCACAAGGCAGATCTTTTGATGTAGAGAAAGCTATGATGGGCATTCTGAAGAATCAAGGAGATCTTGAGGCTATCAGTTTATATACCCAAGAAAAACAACTAGAAATAGCTAAAAAGCAAACAGAAGAAGGAGAAAAAGAATTAGCTCTAGAAAAGCAATTAAATAAAGAAATAGGAGTTAGTGGGGCTGCATTTAAATTATTCTCTGATAAATTAGGAATAGGAACGGAGTTTTATTCTCAGATGGTAACTAAAGCAAGACAGTTACAGTCTGAAGGGAAAAAGATAACTTTCTTAGATAAATTAAGTATATTAGGAAAAGCAGGTGCTGCTGGTTTAAAAGAAGCTATAACAGATCCTTTGACCGCAATACCTTTAGCCGGAGCCGCTATAGGAGGGATTGTTAGCGGATTAAAATCTGTATTTGATTATATAGTAGGAATACAAGATCAAACTGTAAAGTTTGCAAGAGCCATGAACCTTTCAACAGGTGAAGCTAGAGCAATTAAAATGGAGTTTGCTAGTCTTAGTATTTCTTCTGGAGACTTATTCATCAATAGCCAAAAGATGGTTGAGTCTCAAATGGAATTAGCTGATGCTTTAGATGTAACAAATAGACTTACTAATGAACAGTTAGCTACTAACATTAAGTTAAGAGATATAGCAGGCCTTGACTTAGAAACAAGAAAAGGTATAGTTGAAGCGTCAACATTAACAGGCCAATCTTCAGAAGGTATAACTAAATCTGTTTTATCACAAGTAGCAGGTTTAAAACAAGCAACAGGAATTAGTTTTAATTATCAGAAGATTCTTAAAGAAGCATCTAATTTAGGTGGATATTTAGGTTTATCTTTCTCTAAATACCCGTCTCAATTAACTAAGTCATTAGTTGCTGTTAAGTCAATGGGCATAGAATTGAAGCAGTTAGACTCTATAGCTGATTCATTCTTAGACTTTGAATCTTCTATATCAAAAGAGTTCGAAGCTCAATTATTAACTGGAAAAGATATTAACTTAACTAAAGCTCGTGAAGCTTTCTTGAACAATGATCTTGCAACTGCTGCTAAAGAAATAACAACTCAAGTTGGATCTGCTCAAGACTTTTTAAAGTTAAATCGTATACAAGCTGAGTCTCTAGCCTCTGCATTTGGCATGTCTAGAGATCAAATGGGAGACATGTTGAAGCAACAAGAGTTGTTAGGTAAACTAGGCGCAAAAGATCTTAAAGATGCACAAGCAAAAGTACAAGCATTAAAAGCGCAAGGTAAATCTAAAGAAGAGATCATTAGACTTACTGGTGAAGAAGCTTATCAAAACTTAACAAACGCCTCTCTTCAAGAAAAGATCGGCGGTTTTATGGAAAAGATAAAACAATCAATAGCTGACTTTGTAGAGAAAAGTGGTATTATAGAAAAGATAGAAGGCTTTTTCGAATATATTTCTAAGCCAGAAAATATCAAAGCTGTTATAAGTAAACTTAGAGACTTCTTTGCTTTTGCAGTTGAAGCTGTTTTAGGAATTGCTAACGGTCTCATAAATGCTATAGACTTTATAACTTTTGGTTTTGGTATAGATGAGAGTTTTGAAAGAAAATTTGAAGCATTTGCAAAAGATGCTCCTAACAGAATTAGATCATTAGGTGGAGACTTTGGTGGAGTTAGTGTTGGAGATAAAGCCGCTACCTCAACAACGACTAATAATGTAACATCTACAACTCAAGATAACATGAGCATGGCTAGAGGATCTGGTAACCAACCTAAAGTATATGTAATGGTAACCGTAGATCCTATAACAGGTAAGTCTGTAGAGAAAGTTGTGACTCAAGAATATTTTGAAACACAATTTGGCCAAATGGCAAAATAATAGTATAAATGCCTCTAATAGATCTACAAACAAACCTTAAGAACCTAAGGTTCGGTAATGATAGACCAGGATATGGTTCGTCAGGCCTACCTTATATTCAAACCATAATGCCAGATACACCTAATGCAACTGGCACAGTTCAACCTATCTATAGACCAGGTTCAACTGGAGGTTTAGACTTCCCTATTAGAGGAGGTCAATTAGAGTTTAACTTAGGTACACAATCATTTACTGTATCTAGTAGAATAGACAGATCAAGAATCAGAAAGTTTTTTGAAGATAAGCCTAGAGGCACTGCTTTTATTCAAAAGCAAGTAGGTCTACAATT